AGTGGCGAGGTTGATTCCCTTGAAACTGATTCTGTTAACGTAATAAACGACATTATTACAGCTAACACAGGCAGCACAGAATACGAGTTCTTTAGAATACCATACACGGAATTTGTTGATGCGGATGGTAATCAATTTAGTAGTGCTCAAGAATGTGCAAACTATATAACTGTTCATGCAAATGTAATAGGATTCACTAACGATAGTGGGACTGATTTAACTGACGAAATTGTTGACTTTAAACTAGATGCGACAAATACTTCTATATTATTTGATAATGGGTATCACTACGGAGTTAACGCTATAAAAGCGGTAGCTCATTCAGATGGGACTATCCATATAAAAGCTATTCAAGGAGATATAACTTATTTCACTAAATTAGACCACGCAAACGTAACCGTAAATAGTGGTAGCGTATCAGGAGGCTTACAAGACGTTGTAAATACATTAAATGAGTTATTTACTGTAGGAGCTTTTGAATCTGTCGTAATTACAGATCCATACTCAACTATGGTAGCTGATGTTGATGGAGAGGACACAACTATATCTTACATAGGGTTCGGGTTAGACCCTTTAGGAAATGATATATATGGATCTACAAATAGTAATACTCAAAATGGATTACTTAGTACGGAGACTATAGATCAAGCAGGAGAATACTTTACATTCGATATTAGAGTAGAAGGTACTATTGGATTTGGACTAGTACATACTCAAGCTAGTTACGATAATGGCTATTGGAGTGGGCATCAGCCATATGCAGACCCGACATCCTTTGGTGTTATAAATTCTGCGCACTACGGATTCCAATTCTCGCATTGGTTTCACCCAACTCCAAATGGTTCTTGGACTAACTACGGAGCAAATACCGCATATAGTATGAGAAGTGGATGGAATAATTTTAATGGAACAGATGAGCAAGCTGATTGGCTGAATGGAGATCCTATAAAAGTAAGGGTTGGTATTGATGAAAACTCATACATAACTATAGATACTTTAAGAGATGGTACTACTTGGGTAGCACATTCAAGAACTAGTTACCCTGTTCCTGAAGGTTCTGAATATAGACTAGGTATTAAAACTAATCACACAGGAGCAAGGGTATTTAGTTTACCAAAGATTCATTTATTAGAACCTGAAGCGCCAACAATGTATTTTAGATACATAGAATCTCCTGACGGAATATATAATTATCCTTTATTTATTACAGCAGAAGAGGCTAAGTATTATGACGAAGTAGTAAACGGATTGACAGCAGGAACAGGAAGTAGCCACACACATACTTACGCAGATGATCCTACCAATACTACTTGGTATATGCCTGAAGCTACTCACGATGTATCTACATATCAGCATAATTCAGCACCTGACGGAACTGAAACCTTTAGCGGTAATCCTGTAACATATACAGAGGTAACTAGCTTAACTAATGCAGACTTAACACCTCCTCAATTTAGTAGTTCAGATTATACTTATCAAGAGGGTAGTATAGTCAACTTACAAGTAACTCCTCAGGGAGCATCTTGGTCTACAAGTGTGTCAATTACACCGAGTGGAAGTGGATTGGTATATGATGGGTATAGCGTTATTCAAGGTACTTTAAACGATGTGTCTACAGATACTATCTATACTGTTACCGTAACAAGAGCTAACTCTTATGGCTCTAATATAGGTACTTTTGAAATACAAGCTACTGACGTTCCTCCTGTACAAACTAATGATACCTCTTGGACTAAGGCTTTAGATTTTAGCGGTTCTAATGAGCATTTAAAACAGGTATCTAATTGGTCGTCTAAAAATCCTATTTCAATGGGATTCACAGGTACTACTGTTTCTGCACATAGTTCAGATATATCCAAGACTTCTGACGCTATCTACTCTCGTCCTTGGGCTACTGCGGTGGTCTTCAAGGCTGACAGAAATAACTCAAATCAACATATTTGGAACTATGGGGAAGGTAGCGCTAATAACTGTGATAACATCGCTTTGAGATTAAGTGCAAGTGGTGATCTTTTCCTATATTGGGGTCAAGAAGGCTCAGGTCAAAATGAGTTAAAAATAACCTCAAACATCTCGTCTTCAAATTGGTATGGCGTTTACATTGCTTTCAAGGGACAGCGATTTAGTTCTAGTCTTGCTACTGCTAACAACTTGGCTAATGCTTTTGATGTTAGGATAATGAGTAGTGTTGACAGCTTTGCTTCTGTAGGTTTTAATCAATCGGGAGCATCAAAATGGACAAGCACAGGCTTAGGCATGGGAAGAAGTTTTGGTGGTAATTTAAGCATAGGTGGTAGGTATAGTAATAGAAGTTTTCATGGTAAAGTAGCTTCTATGGTTGTTACCACATTAAAAGCTAACCAAGTGATGCCTACTGACAATGAGATAAAAAAGATGATTACAGACCCTGAGAAATGGGTAAACAACTTTAAGGTTGGTGTCAGTTACAGAAGGGCTTCTTATTCATCGGCTACCAACAACTTCCAAAAGAACCAAAGCAACTCTGCTGAAGGTACTCAAGTTTGGTTAATGGGAGATGGTACTAGTGATTCTTATTCTAATGGAGTAAGGAACTATATTAATCCTTCTGACCAAAACTATACTAAGATGCAGTTAAATAGCATGGTGTCTAATGATATTGAGAATGTAAATATTAACGGATTAACATAAAAAGACATGTATATAAGAGCAAAATATCCAAAAGTAGGAAATGAATTCGGGGGCTCTCAGGCAGCCCCTCAAGGATTCGGTAGTTTGTATGGAGGTAACCATACCTCAGAAGTAGAAAACATCCTTAGAAACGAGGAAATAAGCGTTGAGCACGATTCTGACTTCGGGAAATAGACTACAGAAAAAACAAAAGGGTGTTAATAGTGTTTTTAAATAAAGTATAAACCTTTAAAAACCATTTTTTTATGAATGCAAAAGAAACACTAAAAAAGATCGCTGAAGCTCTAAATATAGTAGATTCAGCTCAAGAAGAAAAAGTAGAGGCTGAAAAGCCTATCGAGGTAGCGGAAACTACAGAGTCAGTAGAAGTTAAAGAAGCTGAGGAAAAAGTAGAAGACGTTAAAGAAGTAGCTGAAGTTATCGAAGAGGTAGCGGAGGTTAAAGAAGTTCAAGAAGTAGAAGCTGAAAAGCCTTCAGAGGAAGATGAAAGGGTTAGAGTGCTAGAATCTCAGCTCGCCGATCTAAAGAAGATTTTAGAAGCCGCTATGACGAATGACGAAAAAGAGGTGATCCCTGAGGTTGAAAAAGAAGAACCAAAAGGATTAACTCACTCACCTGAAAAAGAAGTAAAGAAAAAATCAGGTGGCATAGGCTCTAAAGGAATGTCAATTCAAGAAAGAGTTTATAAATATATGAACAATTAATAATTAACTTAAATTAAATTTAAAAATGGCAACAACTACTAGTATTACTACAAGTTACGCAGGAGAAAAGGCTTCAGGCTTTATCTCAGCAGCTTTATTAAGCGCACCAACTTTGGACAAAGGTGGAATCACTATCAAACCAAATGTAAAGTACAAATCTGTAATGCAGAAATTAGCAGTAGGAGACATCATCGCTGATGCTTCTTGTGATTTTACTGCAACGTCTTCAGTAACTTTAACTGAAAGATATTTACAGCCTAAAGACTTTCAAGTAAACCTTGAATTGTGTAAGAAAGATTTCGAATCTGATTGGTTATCAATAGAACAAGGATTTTCTTCATTTGACGAATTACCTAAATCATTCGCTAACTATTTAATCGGACATGTAGCAGGTAAAGTAGCTGCATCTATCGAAAACAATATTTGGAACGGAACAGGAACAGGAAAATTTGACGGATTAGTAAACTTAATGAGTGCTGATGCTGACATTATTGATGTAACAGGATCTGCTCCTACAGCATCTACAATCATCGCAGATTTAGGAGCTGTAATCGATGCAATTCCTGAAACTATCTACGGAAACGAAGGACTAAGTATCTACATTTCTCAAGCTGACGCTAGAAACTATGTAAGAGCCCAAGCAGCTTTAGGATATAAAGATCTTTACCATGTAGGTCAAACTGCAATGGACTTCGAAGGTGTTAAATTATTTGTAGCTAACGGATTAAGTGCAGGTCAAATGGTAGCAGGAGAAAAAGACAATATCTTTTTTGGAACAGGACTACAATCGGATCAAAATCTCGTTAAATTGATAGATTTAGCTGATATTGACGGGAGTCAAAATGTAAGAGTTGTGATGCGTTATTCAGCAGGTGTAAACTATGCTATCGGATCTGAACTAGTATTAAGACAGAACTCTTAATATACAATCAAAAAGAGGGTAATCTAACCGTTGCCCTCTTATTATACTAATAATTTAAAACATTTAAAACATGGCATGTAATATAACAGCAGGAAGACTAGAAGGGTGTAAAGACTCTGTAGGTGGTTTGAATGCAATCTATTTCGTGAACTTCGGAGCTATGGGAGCGTTAAGCGTTACCGATGAGACGATCACAGGAGTAGGTGAATCATCACCGTCTGCATTTAAGTACGACCTTAGAGGTACTAGTACTTTTGAACAAAGTTTGACGAGTTCTAGAGAGAACGGATCAACTTTCGCAGAACAAACATTAACAGTATCTTTAAAGAAACAAGATGCAACTACACACAAAGAAGTTAAGCTATTGGCTTACGGAAGACCTCATATCTTAATCGAAGATAACAACGGTAAAGTGTGGATGATGGCTGAAGAATTTGGAGCAGAAATGAATGCTACAACTTCAACAGGATCTTCTTTAGGGGATAAGAATGGATACGAATTGACTTTCGCAGCAATGGAGAAAGGATTAGCTAAAGAATATACAGGAGATGTAGCTTCTGACTTCTCAGTAACTGTAGGAGTATAATTTTTACAATTCGATTAGAAACAAGGGCTACCATAAAGGTGGCTCTTTTTTTTGTCTCAAATATATCAATAAACTGTTTTTAAATAAAGGGTAACGAATGAATTATATAGATATAAATAGTGTAGAGGATCAGTCTCTAAACATAAACATAAATTTAGAAGAGTCTATCTCTACTACTGCTACTATATTATGGACAATATATAAAGACGGTAGTGATTCGCCTGTAGCTGTTTTAAACAACTCTCAAGGTTACGCCTCAGTAACAGATCATAAATACTATCAAAAACTATCTTTAGACTTATCTAACTTAGATTTCGATGAAGATTTGGTTGACGAAACTCAATATACAATAGAAGGTCTTTATAATGGTACTTTAGTTTACAGAGGTAAATTTCAAACGACATCAAAAGACTTAAATTCTTACTCGATAAACGAAGGAGAATATACAAAACAAACTACTAATAATAATTTTACAATACTAGATTAAGATGAATTTAAACGTAATTAACTTATCAGCATACGAGACGCCTAGAGCTATAGAAGAAAAACACAAGGACTATGTTCAATATGGCGAAGATAACAACTATTATACTTTTTTGATAGACAACTTTTTACAGTCAGCAACTAATAACGCTGCTATTAAATCTATCTCGGATCTTATCTATGGAAAAGGTTTATGTATAGAAGGCTTAGAAATTGATTCTAAAGAGGTTAAAGAGCTAAGGAAACTAATTAATCATAGAGATCTTAAAAAGATCATACTAGAGCGTAAAATGCTAGGACAGGCAGCTATGCAAGTTATATATAGTAAAGAAGGTAATAATAGAAAAGTAGTAGGAATAAAACATTTTCCTATACATACTTTAAGACCTGAGAAGATGAATTCAGAAGGTGTTATAGAAAACTATTACTACCACCCTGATTGGGTTAACAAGTCGCCTGCTGACGTATTAAGGAAGATACCTACATTCGGTAACTCTAAGGAAAAGATTGAGCTTTTTATAATTAAACCTTACGTTTCAGGTTACTCATACTTTAGCCCTGTAGGATACTCGGGTGCTTTACCTTATTGTGAACTAGAAGACGAAATAGCAGACTATTTATTAAACGAAGCTAAGAACTCATTCTCAGGAACTAAAGTTATTAATTTCAATAACGGAGTACCTTCAGAAAAGGAAAGAAGTGCTATCTCTAACGATGTTAAAAAGAAGTTAACAGGATCTAGAGGTCAAAAGGTAATAGTAGCGTTTAACGAGTCAGCAGACAATAAAGCAACTGTAGAAGATATATCTTTAAATGACGCTCCTTCTCACTACGAATATCTAGCTAACGAAGCTATGCATAAAATTTTGATTGGTCATAGAGTAACATCACCAATGTTGCTAGGAATAAAAGACGGAGGAAACGGTTTAGCTTCTAACTCTGATGAGATTATGGTAGCTTCTCAGCTATTTAACTCTACAGTTATTAGAAACTTTCAAGATGAAATTTTAGATAGCTTAGAAGAGATCTTAGAGCTTAACGGGGAAGTTCCTGAGTTAATACTAGTAACATCACAGCCTATAGAGTTTACTTCTGAGGATCAAGAAGAAACTGAGTCTAATAATTATGATAAAAAAGTAGAGAAGGTAGATAAAAAGAATTCAGACGACAATAAAACAGAACAGAACCTGTCTTCAGATTTAGACTTAAAAGCAAATGTGAAGTACGCAATGGATCTATATATAGAGTCTAGAAATAAATAAACCCAAAAAACATGTGTGAAATAGCTAAGAAACAAGCTGAAATACTAATATACCTACAAAAAGTAGGTGAGCCTATGCTAGAAGATGGCGAATGGGAATGTATTGATGCTAGAGTAGATGACGGAGAAACTGAAGAGGAAAATTTTGAAGAAATGCTTAATACTACTATGAATGTAGCTATGTCTGCTAACGCTCCTAGTGATTCAAGAAACAAAGCTAGTATTCAAGACAACAAGTTTGTAAAGGTTAGATACGCATATGTTCAGGGATCAAAAAAACATGGATCTAGTGCTAGTAAAAAAGGTAGACCTTTCTGCAATGCTATGGAATCAGCTAGTAGGTTGTATAGAAAGGAAGATATCTTAAAAATGCAGGTAGATGGAATTAATAGTGAGCTAGGTCATAACAAGCAACCCTATAGTTTATGGTTACACAAAGGCGGTGTTAACTGCCATCATAAATTTGAAAGAAGGATTTATATTAAAAGAAAAAAGAATGACGGTACTCCATGGGGCGGAGGTGCAATGACAGGAGTTAAAAAAGCTTCAATAGCTGAGGCTAGAAAAAACAATTTTAACCCAAAGTCAGGGAGATTTAAAAACGACAAAAGAGTAGCAGAAGCTCAAATAGATAGAGCAGATAAAGGGCATCACCCTTCATACGTTAAACCAAAGAAAAAAAGATAAAAAATGAGTAAAGCATTATTTATAAGCAGAGACGATCTAGTAAGATACACACCTATTTCAGGTAATCTAGATTTTGATAAAATAGTTCAGTATATTGAGATTGCTCAAGATATTCATGTTCACGAACTTCTAGGAGGTAATTTATACCAAAAACTTCAAGACGATGTATTAAGTAACTCTTTATCAGGTGATTACTTATTTCTAGTTACAAAGCACATTAAACCATTATTAGCTCAATACGCTTTATTAGAGTTCCTACCTTTTTCTCAGTTCACTATAAGTAACAAAGGAGTCTTTAAACACACTAGCGAAGCTTCTGAGTCTTTGACTAAGTCTGATGTCAGCATGATGGTAGAAGCTACTAGAGATACAGCTCAAAACTATGCGACTAGAATGGTAGATTATATTTGCAACTATCCGTCTAAGTTCCCTGAGTACTACACTAATACTAAAGATCAATTATCACCTAACAAAGATACTTCCTTCGGGGGGTGGCATATATAAGAATCTATGGCTACATATACAGGAAAAAGAATAAAAGATACATACGAATCTATATTAAAACTAGAGGACAACGAGAATCTTACTTCATCTACTAAAAAAGTAACTGATGGGCTAGGTAATCAAACACCTCTTTCTATTTCGTCTACAGAAGTTAAATCTTCGTCAGACATAGAGGCTTCAGGTTTTAAAACTCCTTCAGGAACATCTAATGATTATTTAATGGCTGATGGATCTACTTCTACAGGAGGTGTAGGAGGTGGGTTGACTGAAGAGGAAGTAAGAGATGTAGCGGCAGCACAGTGGGTAGACGGAACTAACACTACAGTGGTGGTCGATGACTTGGCTAATACTATTAAGATAGATTCTACTGATACAAACACTCAAAGAACAGATGCTGAGATTAATAATTTAGTAGGTAATTATACTGATGCAAAGTATTTAAGAAGTGATGCAGACGATACTACTACAGGAGCAATCACTTCGAATGGATTAACTATAGCAAATGACGGAAATAGTTCTAATGAGTTAATTTTTGAAAGTAAAGCAGGAGGAACTTCATCGAATACTTCTAATGCTCACATATACACATACACTGAAGGAGACTATAATACAGGTATGATCTTCGGAACTCAGTCTAAAGATGATAATAATAGTGAATATGCAACACCTTCTTTTAGAATAAATACTACTGATAGCGATGTGTTCTTCTATCATGGAATAGAGGTGGAGGGCGCAGTTAAGGTTACTAACGGAACATCTTCCCAATTCTTAAAGGCTGATGGAACTTTAGATTCTAGCACTTACTTAACGTCTTACACTGACACAAATACACAGCGCAGTGATGAAGAGATAATGGACGTTA